CAAAAGCGGGCACGCAAGCTGCTCTCTTGTGGCCGCGCTCGTGTGCATCGCCTGGTCCCCTTTGTGATCCGACTCACTGACCGCAAGGCGGCTGACTGCGCACTGCAGCCGCTTCGACTCAAGCTCGATCCTGGCAGCAAAACCACGGGCCTTGCGCTCGTTAGCGAGAGCGAGGCCATCAACCCCGCAACCGGCGAGATCGAGCGCAGCATCGCTGTACTCAGTCTTGTCGAAATCATCCACCGTGGCCGTCAGATCTCGGAGGCGCTCACCGCACGCCGCCAGATGCGCCGGCGTCGTCGTGGCAACCTTCGCTACCGTGCGCCCCGGTTCCTTAATCGGGGCAACAAAGAACTCGGTTGGCTCGCACCATCTTTGCAGCACCGCATCGACACCACCATGTCCTGGGTGCTTCGCCTTCAACGCTGGGCACCTGTGGTGGCCCTCAGCTCAGAGCTGGTGCGCTTCGATATGCAGGCGCTGCAAAACCCGGAAATCTCCGGCACAGAGTACCAGCAAGGCACCTTGTTTGGCTACGAGGTGCGTGAGTACCTGCTGGAGAAATGGCAACGCACCTGCGCCTACTGTGGCGTCAAAGATGTGCCGCTTCAAATCGAGCACATCCACCCAAAGGCCAAGGGCGGCAGTGGCCGCATCTCCAACCTCACCTTGGCCTGCCAGTGCTGCAATCAAAAGAAAGCTGCACTGCCCGTTGAGGTGTTCCTGTCCAAAGACCCCAAACGCTTGGCCAAGATACTGGCCCAAGCCAAAGCGCCTTTGCGTGACGCGGCGGCAGTGAACGCCACGCGCTGGGCCCTGGCCAACGCGCTCAAAGCAACAGGGTTGCCGGTGGAATTGAGCAGTGGCGGTCGCACCAAGTTCAACCGAAGCCGCCTTGACGTGCCAAAGACGCATGCGCTCGATGCCGCCTGTGTTGGCGAGTTCGATGTCATCAAAGACTGGCACCGGCCTGCCATCACCGTTAAATGTACGGGCCGGGGCAGCTACCAGCGCACGCGCCTGGACAAATATGGCTTCCCGCGTGGCCACCTCATGCGCACCAAGCGCGTGCATGGATTTGGAACGGGCGACATGGTTAAAGCCGTAGTGCCCAAAGGCCTCAAAGCGGGAACGCACACTGGCCGCGTGGCCATCAGAGCCAGTGGCAGTTTCAATATCCAAACGAGCGCAGGTGTCGTTCAAGGCCTCAGCCACAAACACTGCCAAATACTTCAGCGAGCAGACGGATTTGGCTACTTCCAGCAACCCAAGATAGCAAACAACAAAGGAGCGAGTCAGGGGTGCCTTACCGGCACCGCGCTATCCCTCCCGGCCCTCAAGGACCGGGTTTCTCGCGCAATTTGATGGCGCAATGTTTCAAAAAAATACGCAAGTCGCCAACGGCCAGACAGGGTGGATTCATGATGGGCTACTTTTTGTTAATCATCAGCTTGTTCTCTGTTTCCGCATGGGCCTTCTCCAACATGTATGACGCCAATGCGGAATTGAAATGGATCAAGGCCAATGCTGATCTCATCTATGACCAATCACTATTGATTAGAAAAGAGATGATTTCATGCGGGGCAATGTATCCAGAAGGGGTTAACAACGATCCCAACGCATTGCCCAACTACAAAAAATACCCAGGCTCAGTAATGACGATCTCCAGTGCGGAGTGTCCGGGAGCTCCTGCAAACCTCAAAACCGTTTTGGCGGGGCGTGATGGTAATTTCTTGAGACAGTTGCCGACAGATTTCTCTGCCTGGTCCTATCAAAACAGCAGCGCAGGCCTGACAGCCATTTTGCAGGCGTCTACCCCAAGGGCAGCAGAAGTGATTGGGCGAGTTGCTAATCGATTTGGCACGGCCGAAGCAGTAAGAAACGGCAATGTTTACACGTTTGTGATCGCTGCACCTTGAGCGCAGCAGCGGTTCAATCGTGAGGAATTGGACCGAATCGGTTGCGGTGCTTTTTTGTATGGATACAATTAAAATATCCGTACGTGTTATTTCGTCCAATTTGGACTGACGAATTCTGGAGCTTTCGATGAACAACCAAGTTAAGGGCTGGAAAAAGGGTCTGCTGGCCTGGGCCACCCTTTCCATGCTGGTCCAGCCAGTGATGGCCCAGCAATACGTCTTGCGCGTGCCGATTGCCGGTATTTCCTCTCAGTCTGCGGGCACGTTAGAGATCACCCCTTCACCCATTGTGTTTGCTGGCTCTACCCCTGTGGGTACTGCGGCTGCTTCGATGACGGTGGCTGTGGCCAACAACAGCTTCACGGCGGTCAAGCATGTGGCTGTGTCGCTGCCTTCGGGCGGCGGGGACTTCACGCAAAGCAACGACTGCCCGTCTGAGATGGCTGGACGCACCAGCTGCAAGGTGACGGTGGGCTTTAAGCCTAGCGGCCCGGGCGATTTGCTGGGTTCTTTGGCCATTTCCAGCAACGCTGTCAATGGCCTGCAAATGGTTCAAATCCGAGGCTCAGGCGTGGTGCCTGCGGCTACGCTGCATGCGGACGCTTTTCCGGCAGTGCAAATTGAGCAGACCTCCAGCGCCTCTGTGACGCTCACCAACTCCAGTAACTCGTCGATCACGGTCACCCCCACAGCGCTGGCTGCGCCGTTCTCGATTGCCAGCACAACATGCTCGGACACACTGGCAGCGGGTGCCAGCTGCTCGTACCAGCTCAACTTCAAGCCCATGGCCGCAGGCACGTTTACGCGTGACTGGACATTTGGCTTTGTGGTTGGCTCGTATGCCTTTAGCCGGTATGTAACTTTGTCCGGCGTGGGCGCGAATCCTTCGGCAACGCTGGGCAACGTGGACTTTGGCTACGTGCCAGTGGGTCAGTCAGCGCAAAAGAGTGCAACGCTGATCAACACCGGGGCGGCACCTTTGTCTGTTGGCTCGGCCAACATCACGGGTGATGGGTTCTCCCTGGCCGCAGGCGGCACCTGTGCGGCCTCTTTGGCCGTAGGCGCAACGTGTACTGTCAACATTGCCATGAGTGCCACAGGCGCTGGCATACAGTCTGGTGCTTTGAGCGTGAACACAGGCGCGGGCGTTAAGACGGCAAACTTGTCGGGCGTGAGCCAACAAGCCATTGTCTCGGTCTCGCCATCGTTTGATGGGTTCGGCACGGTGCAAGTGGGGCAAAGCGTTACATCGAGCACCCATACAGTGACTAACACAGGCAACATTGCGGCCACTGGCTTTGCAGTTACGCCCATCGGCACTGGCTACACGATTGCCAACAACACCTGTGCGGCCAGTTTGCCCGCGTCTTCGAGCTGTACGTTCTCTGTGAAGTTCTCTCCGGCGATCGCTGGCTCGTTCACAGGCGGGGTGTCTGTCGCGTCTGTCAGCACTTACTCCTCTGTGGGCCTTGCGGGTACGGCGGTGAATTCATCGGCCTCACTGGGCCAAATTGCGTTTGGTAATGTGGCCGCAGGCGCAAGCGCTACAGGCCATGCAACGCTGACCAACACGGGCGTCGGCCCGCTGAGCATTGGCGCAGCGACTGTGACGGGTTCGGGCTTTGCCCTGGCCAACACCGGCTCGTGCCAAGCCACCTTGGCTGTGGGCGCGAGCTGCACATTGGATGTGACTGTAACGGGCTCGGGTACCAGCGCTTTGAGCGGTACGTTGGCCGTCTCAACGGGTGCAGGCACCAAGACCACCACATTGAGCGCGCAAAGCCAACAAGCGGTGCTGAGCGTCTCGCCAGCATCGGACATCTTTGGCAGCGTATCGCTGGGGCAGACAGTCACATCGGGTACGCACACCGTGACCAACAGTGGCAACATTGCTGCGACGAGCCTGAGTCTCACCCCAAGCGGGGGCTATAGCTTGCTAAACAACACCTGCTCCGCCAGCTTGGCCGCAGGCGCAGCTTGTAGCTTCAGGGTGCAGTTTGCGCCCACCGTGGCCCAGGCCTACACAGGCAGCGTGGCGATCAACAGCGCGTCATCTACAGCCTCGGTGAACCTGAGCGGAACCGGTGTGAGTCAGCCCCTTGTGAGCCTGAGCACCGCCGCGCTGACGTTTGGCTCTTTGAACGTGGGCACCGCCAGCACAGCGCAGACCGTGACCTTGACCAACAGCGGCTCGCAGCCGATGACGCTCTCGGCACCGACCGTGACGGGCAGCAGCGCCTTTGCCGTCACCAGCTCTTGCGCGAGCACCCTCGCTGTGGGCGCTTCATGCGCGACCAACGTGGTCTTCACGCCCAACGTAACAGGCACCATCAATGCAGTGCTGAGCTTTGCAACCAACGCTCCCAGCTCTCCCGATCAAGTGTCTTTGAGCGGAACAGGCTTGCAAGCGGTGGGCAACTTGAGCGCCAACACATCCAATGACTTTGGCACGTTGTCGCTGAACACGACAGCAACACGGGCCTTCACGTTTACCAACACAGGCAACATCACCGCAACGGGTGTGAATGCAGCGCTGGTGACGGGCTCGCAGATGACGATGACGGCCAACACTTGCGGCACCTCGGTGGCACCTGTCTCTATTGCAGCAGGCAGCACCTGCTCGATGACGCTGACTTGGACACCGACAGCGGACTCCAGCGCGGCCGGCAGCACTTTGACAGTCGCGGGCGCATTCAATGGCGGCTCCAAGGTCTTGAACCTGACGGGCACAGGGGGCTCGTTCGACGCAGCCGCTGCTTGGTCATCTTCGTATAGCTCCACGGTTGCTTTGACGGCCGCGAACACAGCTTTCGGTGCAATGACGACCGGTGTGACAGCATCTACGAAGACCTTCTACCTGAACAACACAGGCACTTATGGTGCCCTGGCTGCAGGATTTACTTTGTCGGGTGACACAGGCCAATTCAAGATTATCTATGTTTACAAAACAACGACAAGCGGGTCAACTTCCACATGCGGCAGCACCATCACGGGCGGCTTGACGGCCACGACCTGTACGGCTGACAAGAAAAACGGCGGCACGTATCCTGTCCTGCGTGTGGACGTGCTGTACGCTCCGACAGTGACTGGCGCGCACAGTGTGACGCTGACGCCGATTTCTGGTAACGGTTCTGTGATGCCTGCCCCGATCACATTGACGGGCTCAT